TTAATTGCTTCTGAAATGCCGCCAATCTCTGTGTACCGAGGCGCTCGCCCAGTAATTCCCTTGCACCTGTTGGAACCTCTTGCCCGGTTTGTCGAGATATGCGGCGGTTGATTTCAAATATTTCCTCTGATGCTGTACCAGCATTAGCGATTGCAGTAGCCTGAATATTCCAGGCATTAGAAGATAACTCTAGGGTGGAATTAACTTTTGTGATCTCTGCTCCAAGCAAAGCATATTCTTGGTATAAATTAGCAATTGCAGTATTAAGGAGTTCGGCTTTAACCCTATGCTGTTCAAGGAGGTGGGACTGAATTTCTGCCTCTGATCCCAAGAGTTTTGTTCGTTCCATTCCTGTAATTGCGGGCGTGATTGGTATCTGAGGATGCAGGCCAATTCCCAAATGAATCATCTGAGATTGTACTTGACCAATACTTGTGATAACTTTACGAAATGAGCGATTCCATGCCTCTGTTACAACATTGGCTTCTACTAATATATTGGTCGCCTGGTCCAAAGTTACAAGGTCCTGCCTAGAGGGAAGTCCAAACATCGTTGGACCTGGGTGGCCCCTGGCTTGCATGGTTTGCAATGTTTGCATGAGTTGAGATATAGCTTGTTGTCCCTGTTGAGTTGCTGGAACAAGTTGTGCTATTTCTTCTCTTAAATCCCTAACGATTTCTTTTGCTGTTGCCATTAACTCTCCACGTCTCCGATTAGGATTTCCATTCCGGTGTCTTTATTTCGATCAAAAATCCGGTCGAACCAATCCTCTAATTCATCCGGGTCATCCCAGATATTACGAGGCGGTCTCTTATCTTTTGGTAATTCCATAAAGGAATCTATCTGCATTTGTTTTCTACAACAATAAGTGATACTATGAGGATACTCAGAAACAGCGGTAAGACTATTATGTAACGGCTGTCCTAAGGTTTTTGCAACGAGCCATAAATTTCTAAACTCGTTGCTCTTGGCTAGTTTTTTAGAGTATCTCCACTAATTTCCAATGTTAGGTAGCTAGACACCAACTGATTTTTCAAAATTGTAGATGCATTATTAAAACTTTCAAAATTTTTGAAGGCTCGTTTTGTGAAAGCCCTATCTTTGTAAGTGCCCAGATACGTACACCATTCATTAAACGTTCTCAACATCTGTGATCTGCATACTGCGTTGATCGTAGTACTAAGAAATAAATCAATAAGTGCATCACGATCCATATCTTGCAGCTCTTTAAGCCGAGCATCCATTAGCTCTTTTGTTCGCTTATTAACTTCGGCCTCCCATTTAGCGTTTGCCTCGCTTATAGCCGTATCGTGTTCTTCTTGTTCTTCCAGCGATGCGTCGCTAAGTAATACTGGCTCTACCGGTTCTGCAACGGTATTGATTGCCTTTTGCCTCAAAATCATAGATTCAGATAACACAATAGCCGATTTTAAATCATCATCTTTCAGATCATCGTATTCGGGTATTACTGAATCTCTCATCAAGGAATCATCTTCCCTCAAATCTTTTCTTAGCCTTTTGCTTCTCTGTAATGCATGGTGCCGAGCCTCTGCAATTTCAGAATCTCCCACCACTCTTTGATATAGAACCAATGGTTTGTTTCTATACATAACGGGTTCGCCATCTGCACCCACAACCTTTACTTCTCCTGTCCACTTAAACAAATTTTCTAATTCCATGCCTATCCTCCTATAATAAAAATGGGGCCATAGCGCCTATTCTCTCAAGACGATATAGCCCCTTCTAATCTAACCCTTTTATAGCTTTTTAGTTCTTTCGAGTCTTAATTTAGGTCCGCGCTCCGCTGTAGATAACGCAACTTCCATCCTTTGATTTAAAACCAAAGTTTAGACCAACGTTTCCACCGACATTTACAGTGTCTTCCTGCGATGTAATAATTATCTCAGGAATATAAATAGTCTTGAGCACTGTAGGAACGCCAACATCACCACAACCGCTTGCCGGTTCTTCCAATTTGATTTCTAAACTGATCCCACTGGGGGTGAATTCACAAGCTCTAAATTCTGTATCCGCTGGATTCAGCGAACCAGTTGTAAATAAGGCAATAAGTTCTGTATCAGTATCTAATACAGCTAAATCACCAGTCACAACTGGAATCTGAACGATTGTACCAACAGCCTGGGTATTCCCCATTTCTTTGATTACTTCATTAGCGAATGTGCCACGAATGGTTGTAGATTGCACCCTTGGAATGTCGTTGGCAGAAATCACAACAGGTACGTTCTTACCACGGATTCCAGCAGGTATTGAGCTATCTGATACAGGTACCCAATTATTCCCTACGGGGCTGGCGTGATAAACAACAACCAGCTTAGATGTAATCGCGTCAGCAAAGGAGATACTTGTTCCACCACCAGTAATTTGGTATTCACCAGTGGCGGGAGCAGCGTCAACCTCTGTTAGGTAAACTCCATCTAAGATTACACTTACTGCATAATTACCATTCTTTAATTGAATGGCTGTCTCACTTAAAGCTTGGGGACTGCCTGCCCCCATATCAAAAGTATCAACAACGATGTCATTTTTAAACCATCGCTTCTCATTGCCGCTTACCGTATATTCCTCTGTGGATTCGGCATCTACCGCATAAGAGAATGTAAAGCCGGTAATCTGGCATTTACGAAGATGAATACTTTTGACATAATCTGAAACTGTCGAACTCTTAATTACCCCAATTATATCCACCTTACCAAGATTCGCGACATCAACCCCCGCTCCGGGGTAGGCTGTTGGGTCTGTTCCTGTTAAGGCGGCGAACAACTTAACAGAAACATCCATAGCCTGAAAAGTTGCGGTCACTTCAGGAATTCCTGTAGTTGTACCAGCATGATATTGGCTGCCCAATTCATCAATATCAGTATTTGGTATATTTACAGGCATACTCAACCGCTGAATTCTAGCGGCCAGGTATTCTGATAGAGGCCCGACAACCCGCAATGCCATATCTTTAAAAGGGATTGCGATTCTTCTCGCCATTTTTAATATCCTCCTAATTAATTAGGTTCATAATATGTGTAGAAGGTAATTCCCGATCTCCAATATAGTTTCTCCACCAACTGTTCAAACACATGTATTGGTCTAAGGTCTCGCTTAGATACAACCAATGTGCCTATTCTGGAAGGAGAAATTACTGGTGGGAATCCCTCATCGTAATTATAGGCTGGTATATTAGATTCTAATGCTGTGTAAATCATATATGCTAATTCATCACGTTGAGCCTTATTCAAGGCAAAAACATCTATTCTCCAGAAATGATTATTTTGGTCACATGCCCCCAATTCAAGGGGCGTGCCTTTTACATCGAGGAAAGTAATAGACACTGTTGGAAGGTCCAACTCCCCGCTGGGAAAACCATCTTCTACATTTACCATACTTGGCACAGTATCCTGTAACCAATAATAAATTGACAGGTCTAACTTACGTTGTAATTGCATTAAAATCCTCCGAACACCTCACCTGTAGGAAGTGCTCCCCCAGGTGTAATTTTGCCACTGTATCTTCCACCAACTACTAGTTGGTACCAAACACCAGCCCTTCCTACTTTGGCCTCTACTTGAACTAGCTTGCCCCCCACTCTACCAAAAGATATTCTACCAATATAAACACGTGTGGTTCCACGATCTGCATTTCTTATTTGTTCTTCTACCGCATATTCCATAGCATTTGCTATATCTGAATATGCGGCCTCTTTAGCCGTTATTAGAATTCCGTTGATCTTTGCCGTGGTTTGAGCTATAAAATTTCTTCCCTCAAAAGTAGGGTAAGCCTCACCGCCTCCAGCATTGCCCCATTCTAAAAACCTCCAGTACGGTGCCTTGTCGCCCCATACATCTAAACGAATATTTATTACATCTTGATAAGATGGATAGTCTTCAAATTTGTTATTGCTCCCTCCATAACTATATCCTTTGAATGGAAGATAAATCCCAAATTTCCAACCAAAGAGACGCTCTCTTGGTGTGCCGCCAGCCGATCTCCATGCAGCTTGTTGTCCAGTGACTAGGTCGCCCACCGATCCCGCTACATCTTCATTAAATACTGTAGCATATGATAAATCTGGACTTATGTAATAATGTTCATCTTTGAGTATATTTGCTAAAAGCCTATCTCTCAATGGTGGATATTGAAACTCATCTATAGAAGCAATAGCCTCTTCTGCCGCTCTGTATAGTTCATCCTTGAGTTGTCTAAGTACCATCTCCCTGGCATTATTATTTGCTGCATCTATTAATTCGGAATCACTTGGAAAGTTTTCTCCAAATTCAACCAGATGGCCCAACATCTTAATTTCGTCCATTATCTAAAACTAAGTCCCTCTATATCATCACCAATAATAATTCTAAGAATTGATCGAGTATAATCGTTAAAACCATCCAAGATCACTTTTCTCACCATTCTAAAATCATCTTCTTCCAATGTTTCTTCTACATCATGCAGAATTAAAGCGAGATACCGATTCTGCCTTCGTGTCATCTGCATAATTATATCTGCTAAATCAAGGCCGTTGATTTCCACTTCCTCACCTCTTATTATATATCAGCAGGGTCCTCGGTTAGAACTATAGCAATTCGATTCAACTGCTGAACTCCCTTCAGAGTATAACTTTTCATATACAGCTCATGGCCATCTACCTCAAAATAACGAGAGTCTTTGACATTTTGTAATGCATTTCCACTATGGGCAATTGTAATTTTGCAGTCTCCCGTCTCAATAATTCCGCCCGGTGACCAAAGCGGCTGGTCTGCCCTTCTCCATCTTACATGGGCGCTGCATACCCATGCGGATGTGGTATTAATCCAGTATGCGCCATTACAGCCTGTACAAAAAGGGTCTGTAGATAGATTAGTAACTGGGTCTAATGAGCAAAGAGTACAGGGAACACCGGAAACATTTACATGGATTGTAATATTTCTGCCGATAGTGTATCTAATCTCATCTATGATTTCTTTAGTATGGGCTGGAAAAGTAATTCCAAAGGCTGCCATTAACTGAGAACCTCCTCAAACAATGCGTCCCATTTCTCTGCGATCTTTTCCCATCTGAATTTGGGCAATGTTACATAATCGTATAGTAACTTACCATCTCTTTCTCTAGCGTCTGGGTCTTGGTAATAATGTTCCAATCCCTCTGCCACTGAATCTACCGATACTACAGCGCCCTCGGTTAAAACGCCCGGCTGTGTATCATAATGATCTATTGGCATTAAATAAGCTCTACCACCATATACTTCTGACATGGCGGAACTGTCTGGCATAATTTGAGCCTTACCACAAGCGCCATGTTCAAATGGCACCAATCCAAATCCTTCTCCCATCGAAGTATTGAGGCCAATATTACAAGAATTGTAAATAAGATTTAAACGTTCGACTGATACTCCCTTGGATGGCCCCATATCTAATGATGTTAATAGTAATCTACCCGCTAAATTATAGCGTTCACACATAGCGATGATATGGTAACCGGCATCCTCCACGCCCATGTGAAGATATAGCTTAACATTCTTTGGTTTATCCTCAGCGAATTTAGCAAACCCTTTGATGGTTAGATCAATTCGTTTCCTGGGCTGGTTTCTATTTGCATTGAGAACAACGAAATCATCTGGTTCCATTCCATTTAATTGATCTCTTGCAATGTTCATATCTATTGGATAAAAAACTCCAGTATCAATACCATGTGGTATAATTCTAACCCGTTCACCCCTGGCCCCACTGAATAAGTCGGTTATCGCGCTCTTCCCAAATTTTGTGTATGCTACAGGAATATCTACATTATCTACAATTGGCTCACACCATTCAGCCCTAAGTGGTTTTGCGTCCACTGGAAAGTAGCACACTATTTTTTGACTTGGGTTTTCTTTTTTAATAAGATCAATATAATGATTCAAAACCCATACATCATTCAAAAGAAAAATAATGTCGGGCTTTAATGCTTTCATCATCGCTGCCAATCTGCCCATTCCAAGTAAGTCCCCACCCAACATTGCCGGGTATAATGGCGCTTTGGAATCTGGGTATGGATCACCCTTATAGTTCACAGCTAGATGGTGCACATTGTATTTCCCCTCTGGAAGGTTGTTGATAATGCTGTGGTTAACACGAGCAAAACCAGTAGCGCACCCTCCATCACCTACCCATAAAATTGTTGGTTTTCTAGCCATTCTAATACCTCCTATCCTTTAACCTATTTCCTGTAAAAATTTAACTATGCAATTTGCCGTATGCGTCCAGGTTAAATGCTCAGCCACATATTCAGCTGCGATTTTGCCCTTAGCCCTAGCCTCGTCTTGGTGTGTGTATACATGCCACATTAATTCTTTTAAGTGCTCTCGATTGGGTATTGCATATTGAAACCTATCTCCCCAATGACTGCCAATGTTCCCTGATATTGTATAATCCAGTTTATAGGAATAAGCATCATCTAAGTAATCTTCTGGTCCCGACCAATTTGTACAAATGCATGTATTTCCAACAGCCATTGCCTCCACTGGTGATAAGCCAAAGCCCTCACCACTGGTGGGATAAACGAAACAATCGCCCTCCCTAAGTAAGTCAGCCATCCGAACTCTAAACCAAGTTTCATTTATTATTTGAATATTGTGTGTTTCTTTATATGGCAAGGCCAATCTTCTTGGTGCCTTCATTATCAGGCGAACATCATTTCGATCCTTGA